AAAAGTGTGTTTTGGACTCCTGTCTCACGACGAGGAATATGACGGACCCCTGTCCGTCAAACCATAAGCCTGTGGATCAGGCAGTCGAGCAGTTAGTTACCAAGCTCGACTCACAAAGGTACCCGGACCCCAGTCCGGAGGTCCCCAAATGGGCCGGCTGCCGTGACGAGGTCGTCGGGCAGTTTTCGAGCGCTTTCGTCGAGTTGATCGTCGACTTCGGCGCTCCCGAATCCGTCCAACGTGGTTGTAGGAATAGCATTGTCGCATTCCTCACGGTGGATGATGAGCTGACTTACTGGTCAAGGGCTAAGAATCTCGTGTGCTTTTTTAAGGCGCGATATCTCAAAAACCCTGAACCGGATGTCACCGGATACGTGTTTGGAGGGGCGTGGAAGCATTGGGCGAAAAGCCGGATGCATTTCAACCGGAAGAACACGAGTCTGTGGGCATCGACGTTCAAGATCAAGAACGCGGCTGCTCGTTTATCTGAACGGGCGGCTGTAGCGACTATGCATAAGCATGCTAAGTCGGTCAGCCGGACTTTTGAAAGTGATCCTCGACCTATTGAACAATGCGTTCGCAGTATTCAGCCGCTTCTTGAGGAGGCAGCAAAGAAGATTGCGGACGATTATTATTCGGGTCGTTGGGAGGATCCCGGAGCGGCCAGTAATTCGGCCTGCTTCGAGTCGTCTCGAACAAATTTTGGACAGATCGGACATTTCATGGAGCGAGTTTTTGGTCCCGACTCACCGGTGGTTTGCCCTGGGGTGAACTTCTGTGGGTTTGGTCCGCAAATTCGTTCCGGAACCGTTCCCTGCTCTCTACCAAAGGAGGTGCAGCGCCGTAAAGAGATGCCGGAGAAGGCTCTCGAGAAGCACTTGGAGGAGGGGGACCTCTTCAGTGCCGGGATCTGTCAGGAACGTATACAGGAATTGGCGGAAGACTTCCCCGAAGGATCCGCCTATGATTATGACCTGTATGAGAGACGACTGGACTATGTCTCGAGGGAAGAGACTCCAGCTGTGAAGCGAGTGACGTTCTACGAGGAAGTGACGGTTGATGGAGTCCGTTACTCAAACTCGTGGTTCGAGACCTTTTTCTTTCCCGAGGCCGAGAAATTCTGGATGAATGAGATCATGATTGATGCGTTGCGAGCTTGCTCGCGGGACGAGGCACTGGCCAAAGTGGCTTGTGTCTTGGAGCCGTTTAAGGTACGTATCATCACGAAAGGCGAAGCGGCACTTCAGTACATGTCTTCAGCGTTCCAAAAGAGCGCTTTCGAATTTAATAAGACTGTACCCTGTTTTCGTCTTGTCGGTAAAGCTCCAACAGCTACCGACCTCATGGATCTTCGGGAGAACGCCAAGCCTGTCGTATATGACCCCCACTGGGCGTCTTCGGACTTCAGTGGAGCGAGCGATGGGACAGCGGGACACTACCGAGACTGCATCATGGACTGCCTCATACAGTTCCTGCCTTTGCATGTCCAGTCAATTATTCGCTCATGTAACGGAGACCATGTCGTGAGTTATCCGGGACCCCTTCTATACCCGAGCATGCTCGAGTTAGGGAAGGTTAATCCTGTAACTCAGACTTTGGGAACGCTCATGGGCGAGAAGACCTCCTTCATTATTCTCTGTTATGAGGTATTGGGGGCTCATGTTTCCAATCGGCGCCGTTGCGGTGATCGGCGATCTTTGGGTCAGATTCTGAAAGGGGTCTTGATCAATGGGGATGATCGCTTAGCCATCAGCAATACCGAGACAGAGCGTGAGTTTTGGTCCTTTTGTGAGAAGCATCTTGGGTTCACAGAGTCCAAAGGCAAGTCCTATCTGCACTCAAAGTATGCGAATATCAACAGCCAGTCATATCTGTATGACTTATCCGACCCCAAGTCAACGCCCTGGAAGGTACCAGTTCGCGCGTCTGGCTTGGAACATGGGCAAAAGAAGCTCGATGAGCCCTTTGATCCCTCTGTCGTCATCACGCAGATTTTGGATGGCTGTTACGATTCCAGGATGGAATGGGCTGTACTGCAGCGGTTCTTCAGTCGCCATCGGGGCAGATTGGAGGAGTGCTCGGCGGGGAGAAATCTCTTCGTTCATCAGTCGTTGGGGGGGATGGGTAACCGTCTACCACTCAACCATCCACGGCGTAAGTGTACTCCTAACTGTCACCACACATGGGGGCAGGGTTGGAGGGTCGCCGTTACGTTAGATCAGCTCGAGGTAGCTGACGCCTTGCTTCATGATCGCTGCGGGTTCGTCCTTCCTTATGGGCCTTCGCCTATGTTGGAAGTCGAACTGCCACAGCTTCTTGAGACACCTTGGGATGTCTATGGGAAGCCAACGTATTGGAATCAGGAAGAGTTCGAGCTGAAAGAAATGGGCCACTACTATAGGCGCCAGATCGCCTCTTTTTCTGAACGGGGTTCTTCGAGTGTGACTGAAAGGGTTCAGTCATTCCGAAGAGCTCCCTTGACGGGTAGTGAAATTCTTTCTTCTCGGCTGCGTGTTCTGAGGAACTCCGGCACCTCTGTCCAGTCCGTGGAGACCTGGAAGAGGCTTGTTTGGAGATGTCAGGTCTGCAGCGAGCTCAATGACGAGTCCCTCTATTCCTGCGAGTGCTGTCTTCTCCCCCGGGAGAGGCTTCGCGAAATGGCAAACGGTTTTGTGGTGGTATCCGGCAAAGCTTCCGTCGATGAAGAGTTAGTAGTCGAACGGGAACCGGCACCCATCTGCAACGTAAGTTTGTCTCGGAGTAGGCTAGAGAGGCTTGGTTATTGCCCTGACCCCCTCGACGAGTTCGACGTAGCTCTCTACGATCACGCCATTGAGAGCGCACGAGTCGACGAGGGTCCGACAGTCCGCTACCGTGGGAGGGCGGTGGATCTCTTCGGAGAGGACTTATCCTGGGCCCCGTTACGGCCCGCCACCCTTGTGTGGTGAGAGTGACAGGCTGCAATGCCTCTGGTCACGGGAAGCGTAGGTCACACGTAATATCTTTCGGGATAAGGTGGGGCCGAGTAACCGTCACTTACCAGTCATGGTTGAAATGACCGATCGTAAATGTGAGTCCCGCAATCGTGGAGCCAAACGTGTGGATGATGAATGGCGTGTAGGTAGCAGCGAAAGCTGACGTGATCCCAGCGTACCAACATCCGGATAGCCCTATCCCTCTGGATAGAACACCATTGTCGACGGCTTTGGTGGGCATACGTGGCCATGCTCTTCTGACGGGTAAGTATCACCTCTGATCGTAACAGTCGTACAACTGAACTAGGGAAGCTGTCCCGATACAACAGCTAGTGGGTCTCCCGCAGGGCACGTGGTGCTCATCCCAAAACGCTTACGCCTATGTGTGTGTAGGAGGCATGGTAACCCTCCGCATTTGCGTACTAAGTGTGCAACTTGCCGTATCGTCCTACCACGGACAACATTAGCAAGCCGAGACACGGAATGTCTACAGACTGCACGGGATCGAACTTAGATGCGGGCGATGAACAGTCGCTGGTTTCTCGTCCAGGTCACCACGTTAAAACGAGTGAACATGGAAACGAGAAGAGAGAGAGAGCTGGAGAAGGAACTTCATCGCCTCAGGGCGCAGGTGAAGGATCTCCAGCCGCGAAGAGACAATCTACTTCGCTTGGTTGGGAAGCTGCAGAAATTGCAGTCTTCCGGGCCTCCTGCCAAAGGTGCGAGATCAGTTTCAGCGGAACGTGCTTACGTTGCCCATGCTGTGATGAAGTACCTGGAAGCTACTGGTTCAGCTTTTGGTTTGGACCCACCCACATACACCTGTGCACAGTGCGCGACCGCCTATCTTCAACCTGAAAAGGCTTGTTGCAAGTGTGGGTGCGAGACCTTCTTGCATTGAGACAACCAACTCTGGGCTACCGTGTCATCTGAAATACGGTGGAAGTTAGAGAGCCGAAAGGCGACAATCCCGCGGGGTATTCTTCCCCCGACTCTGTGAGCTCCAGGGCTCCACGACAAAAGTCATGAAGAAGATTGAGAAAATCGAACGTCTCGTCGATCGAGAGAAGAAATCTCTGGATCGGACGAACAAAATCCTCAACCGGGCCGCAAAGACGGTACCTCAAGTTCCTAAGGAGAAAGTCAAGAGGAAGAAGAAACAGGAAAGGGCGAAGGTCGTGAATCCGCAGGCTGCTCAAAGTCAGTCCATGCGCGCAGCGCGCGATCGCGGCGGACTTGTGGGTTCGCCATACCACCAGTACCTGAGCACGCTGGCTCGTCCTTTCGATGTTAGCGATGTTTTCTGTCCTGTATCTTACAACCCTGCGCCGTCTTTTATCCAGACCCGAGCTCGGACTACCCGAACGGAGTTAAGCTTGGGCGTAGCAGTCAATACGACGACGCAGTTGACTATCTTTCCCGGACACGTTCCGATTGTTGAAGGGAGTACCGCCGCGACGGTTGCGGCAGCTGGCACTGTTTCGGCGTTGGATCCGTCGTCCTTTCATCAGTCGAAACTTCTGGTCAATGCGACTAACTACAGTGTCGGTCCTATGTCGACGACCTTGTCAACCGGTACCTATGCTCCAGTTATTGGTACTAAGACCACTGCCATCGGTCCTGGTCTGTCGTACTACTCGAGCGCTGCAGTTGCAACTGCCTCGGGGTTGACGTACGATGTGGCGCTTCCGTATACAGCGAACGAGGCCTTGGGCCACTCGCGTTGGCAGCTTGTCTCGATGGGTATTCGCGTTCAGAATATCACGAACGACTTGTACCGGGGCGGTACAGTTGTGACTGTTCAGCCGAATATCGAGTACCAGTGGGCCGACAACGACGCCCAGTCTACCTTTGAGAAGTTTCCAACTTTTCATGACTGGGGTCGTTGCGCCGGAGTCGAGCTTTCTTGGATCCCCCGGACCCAGGACATGGCTTTCTGGCACACGGTCGAGACACCTACTTCTGGGTCGCATCGGCAGAACTTGAGAGGCCCTGCCATTCTCGTTTGGCTGAATGCTCCCGCTGACTACGCGCAGACATACTCGTACGAGATTGTCTGTAACTGGCAGTTGGCCGGGTCGTACCTGAATACCGTTGGCGGGCCCGCGGAGCACTATCCGAGCCTGAAGGCACCTATCGAGCAGACCGCCTCCGCTCTGATCAATTCGTCGCCCACGGCTCATCCAGCCGTTCAGCTGGGCGTTGCGGCGCTCAAGTCCACTGGTCTGACAACCGACTCTTTGTCATCCAAGATGGGGTCACTTGTTGGTGGGGCTGCGAAGGCCGCAGTGGCTGGGTTTCTCGGTTGAGTGATTTTGCGCCAGGCAGGGCGCGATATAAGTACTTCCCTGAGATGGATACTTCTTCGAAAGTCCTACACAGTAAACCGTTCGTGACGAAATAACGCTCTGCCCCGTGACTGGGGTAATAAAATACTGAGGCGAAGAGGTAAGTGACCCTCTCAGGTATTTCTTTGGGCTCATGTCAAAGAGTCCAGCTGTATTCGTGTGCAGTCTAACATGCGTGACTTTTCGGTTTCAAGATGAAACTGAGTTTTAGCGAGGCTATCCCTCAAGTTTTTCAAAACTCTTGGTGGTTTTCGGGACTGCTCTCTTCTAAGAGAGGGTGTTTTGGAAATACG